CTTGTTGTCGTTCGAGGTGATCACCTTGATTGTAGACCAAGTAGTTCCGGCATCGTAAGATCGTTGAACCCAATAGGTTCCGTCCCATGTCCCGAAAGTCTCAAAGACCCAGCCAGCAGTAACTTCTGTAGGAGGAACAAGCACTGCTCCGGCTCTGAAGAATGGAGCACCTGGAGCGGTATCAATGTAGTGCCCAATAGTTGCTACTCCGTCATAGTCAGGAGTAGCGGTCCCATCATATGCCGCAATGCACTCATAATAATCCTCTTTGCCAGATGTCGTTTCATAAACGATTTCCCCGAGAGTGTGGGCAGTGGTAGCATTGAATACATTCGCTGGTGTCGTCACCGCAACATCAGTAAGATATTCCACGGTCGATTCATCAACAGTGTGGACTAGCTGGATTCTGTCACCTACCCATGATGGTGATGCTAGGAAAATAGCACTGTCAGCAGTGATCGTAGTGACGCCAGTGGTGGCCGCTGCTGTCATCGTGAACTCTGTCGTAGATGGATACGGTTCCCAAATGCGCTCTACCCAAGGGTGTTCAACGACTCCCCAAGTGCCATCAGCGTATTTTAAGATGTTCTGAACCGGATAGTCTGGATGGGTAACAACAATCCGGTCAATACGTTGGGCAAATTGGAGATCAAATAAGTCGGCTTCAAGCCAAGGAGTAACGTATGTCGTCGCGTTGATTGCCCCTGCTGTGTGAACACGAAGCGTCAAATCTGAAAACTCAAGACAGAACCCTTGATTCTCAGAGAACCTAAAGCCTACCAGACGAGATTGACCAGTAGCATCCTCAGTCGCTCCGAGGTATTTAAAGCCCGCTCTACGGGTTACTCCTCCTGCCCGTAATACCCTAGCATTCTCAAGGACTTCACACCCCATGTTGAACTTGCTAAGGTCAATCCGTCCCGCAATCTCATCGCTGAGTTCACCGGCATTGAGAGAGAGTTTTGAGACTTCAGGCATTAGTAGGAGTAGTCAGTAGGATCAGATTGCCCGTATCGGACGTTATAGCGAGCTTGCAGAGAGAGAGATGTAGCAAGGCGGGTGCTGTGGTTTGAGTTCTCGCCAGAGTTATCCTGAACCGAGTCGTAATATTGAGCGTTAGGCAAAGCAACATCCTCATAGAGTCGGAGTTGACTAGCCGATTCATTGGGATCGTCGGCGGTAGGTCCAGCGAGGTAATGCGCTAGAAGTCGTGCTACCGCTGCCCGAAAGTGGGGAGTCCAAATCGTCGGGTTAGTCACGTCTTGGATATACTCCAGAGCGAGAAACTCATAGTTTGACCATACTTGGGTGCTGACGATCTTAAACGAGTCAATGCCCCTACTCTCATAGGAGATTCCGGTAACAACGCCATCAGCATCCTTTAGTTGGGAGCCTGGGACAAGGCGCAACACGCGGAGCCTATCGGCAGGGAGTTCATGAGCGTAAGTGTAACCGATTACGTTAATGTCAGTTCGACGACTGAGAGCGGTAGTGGACTTAGCGAAAGACCACCTATGAGCGGCGAGAGCTTCCTGTCGTGCCTGAAGATAGAACTCCGCACAATAGCGAACCAGCGCATCCTCTGTGGCCGCGTCGTCGTCTAGGCGGGTGATTCTACGGTCGCCTAAGTGGGCGAGAGCTTGGTTGCAGATGTCAATAGGCGTGCTCATAAGAAAGTAGTAAAGAAAAAGAGCAGGGAAGGCAAACCCTCCCTGCCCTTCTGTGAAGACATAACCAAATGTCAGATTAGTTGCTTTGGACCAGCGGGATGTTGACGTGGTAAACCGCATTGGCACTTAGAGCGCCAACTTGAGTTACCATTAGCAACGTCCGTGCTGTGAATGCCACGCTACCCACTGAGGTATTCAATGGCGCGGTTCCAACGGTGTTGGCTACAGCATTTACAGATCCGGTTATCGCGTCATCATCCACGGCAACGCCAGCGTCAGTGGCGGTTCCGATTTTGAATGTGCCAGCACCACCAGTTACTTCAGTAGTAATCGTGATGAGTCCCGGCACAACGGTGAATCCCGCAGGAACGAATCCGAGGTTAATGGTGTCAGCAGCACTTAGAGCGCCAGCACCTTTGGTTACAGTGACTTGAAGGAATCGCACCTTGCCACTGACGAGTTCCGCAGTAGAGATCATGTCAGACGAACTGGCATGAGCTGCAATTTGAGCGGTATATTTGTCTGAGTCGAATGAGGCCATAATATTGTTCTAGTTAATAGTTGTGGTGGTTTATGCAGTGATGTCGCAAAGAACATTGACTACGCCGAGCTTCTCTTTCCGGGCTGCACCAGCGCGAAGTTTGAAGCGGATATTGTCAGAACCATTGCCTGGGTCATTCCAAACACGGGTAGAAGCTGATTTCCAGTCGCCGTAGCAGACTTTCGACTTCAGCCACATTGGGCATGATTGAGAGTTTCCGCTAAGGTGGTTCGTAGCAAGGCGAGTCGAGACGAGGAATTTAACGCCAAGGAAGTTCTCGATGACGCCTTTATCAAACGGACGACCACCATTGAACTGGCGGAAGTCAGAGGAAGTCACGTTAGTGTCAGTCCAAAGATTCATGATAGCCGCTGGAGTTACCCCCATGCAAAGCTGCTCATCGTCGTCGGTCCCTTGACCCCAAGCGTCATTAGACATGAATGTCTCGATAGCCGTAAGGATCTTGGCTTGCGTCAGGTTGGTTGAGCCGACTGCAACAACTTGATCCCCGTCAAGGACTTCAGTAGTCATCGATTCATCGGCTCCGTTACCAATGGTAGCGGTTCCCAGGATCGCATCAAAGATGATGTCTTCCATCGTGCGCTGTCCTGCTTGCATCAACCGTTGGGCAGATTCAGGCATTGGAACGCCAAGGCGATTGAGTTTCCACTCGTCGTCTTCGTCGAAGTGAACTGTGCGTTCGAAGTTTTTCGGGAAAATAAATACCCGTCCGGTTGGAAGTTCGACAGCGGGCTTCTCTTCGAAGCGGGCCGTTTTCTCTTCTAGATCAAGATCACCGAATTGTTCGATGGTGGCGTAACGACCAGAACAATCTGGCTTGTAGGTTACATAATCTTTGAGGATGTTGACTTTTTTGGAAATCAACTCTTCCCATTCTTGCCCATAGCTAATCTGGGCGTGCTGATGTGGTGTCATTTTGGTAAAAAATAAAAGGTTAAAAGAAACGTTAGTTCTTTGAACGATTATCCTTTATTCGCTTGCTGGGTCCGTAAGGCTTGTCCAACTCGCTTCAAGGGTCAATCCGTGAAACTGAGATGATCTTCGGAGAAAAAAGGTCCAGCAAGGATTGTCTTACACTTCGATGACTAAACAAGCTCTACACTAGAGTCGCGTAATACGTCAACAAAAAAGATCCCCACCCTGAATTAACAAGGTGGGGATCTCCCCGATATGCAATATGAAAAACAACCAACGTCGTCGAAACGAAGACCGTGAGGCACTTAATACACAATCATGGCATCTAGGTCAAGAGGTTATTGTGCTGACTCGGTGATGAGTCGGGCATGTGCCGCTCTCGCATCATTATAGCCAGGGTCGGAAGTGTCGTGGAATGCCTTGTTTAGAGGGTTTTCTGGGTTTGAGATGATGTCTCGCGCCTGACTAAGTTTCCCTCCACTTGATATTTCTACCCCGCCAGCGGATGCCCCTTTCAGAGTCCCTTCACTGATTGCTGTCTTCAGCTTGGCCAAGGAAATCACCATGTTTGGCGTGTTCACAAGGTCGGCAGCATCAATCGGAAGACCTAAAGACTCCGCGACATGCTGGGCATCACCGATAGCTGAGTCATAGTTTCCTGCACCTACAGCATCCGAGATTACCTTCTTGGCTCCTTCGATGCGCGAGAACTCTTCGGTTTGGCTTGCTTCGAAGGAGCTAGCGGCACGTTGAACGTCGAACTCGATGAACTTGGCGAGAAGCTCTGGAGTCACCCCCTCTTGAAGAGAGAACTCGATAGCTTTCTCAACCATCTCTGGAGGAAGCTGAACGCCTTCAGGAATATCAGGAAGCTTGAGCAATTCCTTGTAAGCTGCTGCATCTGCGGGAAGCTGAGGCTTTGCTGTTAGCCCCTCTTCAATCTGCTTGGTGAGATCCGCTTTGGCCTGATTGAGTTCAGTGATCGTGCGCTGCCCCTCCTTGTTGGACTTCAGAACATCGCTAAGGTTCTTATAGGTAGCGCCTTCGGCATGTTCACCAACCCGCTCCTGCCATCCTTCGGCAAAAGTGAGGTCATCCCCAACTAGGGGGGCGAGGGTTGCTGGCGCTTCAGTGGTC